AGGAGTTAGACTTGGTGTTCCAACTGAAGTTTGAAAACTTCCTGATTTATGTAAGAATACTTTATCGTATCTTCCAACAAAGAATGAAATGTCTCCAACAAAACTTGAACCAGTGACTGGTGTGTCTGTTGCATTAGCACCCGTTGAAGAAATACCTGTTCTACTTCCTTCAAAGTTTCTACCAGTAGTATAACCAAACGGTGCAAATTGAGCATCTGTTGATAAGTTTACTGGACTTGTTGGGTCTTGTGCATTATTACTACCGAATGTAGATGTACCAAGTATCTGACCACAAACTGGCCTGAAGTCTAGTGAATCTGAAAGTTCGAATGTTCCATCGGGTTCTAAACCACCCAAGTCAACTTTGTTTGGTGAGTAAACTGGAATATCTCTATAGTCTATTGATGCATATGATTCAACATCAAAGAAGTCTCCACTTCCTGATGGTGTAAAGTAATCGAAGCAAATCAATATAGGATTTGAAGGTTTAGCAGAACCAGTCTTAAGTGTAAGTTTTCCTAAGTCATAGAAACCATCTCTCTGACCATTGTCAAAGAAATATCTAGATGTTATGTTTGATGACCCTTGAGATACATTACTTAATGTTGCAACTGCTTTAGATGTTTGACCAACAACTGTTTCTGCATCTACAAATGTTCCTGATACATAATAGAAGTATGTTGTTCCACCTGTTGTTATTATTATACCATGTGCATTAGATGTCTGTCCAATAAATTTCTCATAGTTTACGAATGTCCCACTAGACACTGTAAATGTTGCACTAGGTGGTAGAGGTGTTGTTCCTCCAACTCCCTCATAGATTCCTCTGATTTTAAATGCATCTGCAACACCTAACGATATTTCTCTATCGTCATATGCAGTACCATATTTTCCACCAGCACTTCTTGCAGAACCAACTTTAAGTAGTCTTGCAGGTCTTATTGTTTTGTCTCTATTAACTGGGTCGGTAATTGTGATAGTAGAAGTGACTCTAAGAACTGCACCATTATCAGCAGAATCAAATCCTGTCAATGTTAATGTCTGACCTGAGCCTGAAGATTGTGGTGAACCACCAAAGTCTTCTACATTTAAAAGGTCTCCTTGTGCATAACCTGTTGCAGCTTCTATAACTGCAATTGTGAAGTTATCTGTATTCTTTGCACCGAATACTCCATTTGAACCAGTTGATAACTGGACTTCGTTAGATGCAACGGTTACAACTTCTTGTCTTCTTATTTGAATAGACTCTGCAGTATGTGTTGAAATCCAATCTCTTGGCCATGATGATATTGCAGCAGTTTGGTCTTGGTCAAAGATTCTAACTCTTCGTCTTGTTGCATTTCCACTAAATGTAGTCGTACCATTAGCTGTTAATGTTAAACTTAAATCATTGGTGACAGATGCAACAACATTTTCATTACCTTCTTGGTCAACAATGATATCACCTTCTTTTAATTCAGTCAAGTACTTAGTTCCAAAACCAGTCACTGCAGTACTACCTGAAGACATAGTTAAAGAACCTGTTAGTGTTTTATCTGAATCTGCAACTAGGTCTGCAGTAAATATTTCTCTGTTTGTGTTCTTAGCAGTTTGTGTAATTGACCTTGCACGGTCAACATTGTAAGACCTAACTGCAGTCACTGTTGTTGTACCTGAAGTGACACCTTCTGTTGTAATTGAATTTCCAACTGCAAATGTTCCTACAACATCATGTACAAACAATTCATTACCATCCGTATGTGATACGATTGCAACTGCACCACTGTTGGAGACAACTCTATCTCCTGTAGTAAATGTTCCACCTAGTGTACCACTAATTCTAGTGAACATCTTGATATCAAACATATACAAGTTAAATACAGATGCATTTGTGTACACATCACTTGAATCTGAACCAGTATCTAAATCAATGTTTCTTACTCTTGCAGTTCCAATTTGGAATGTTGTTGGTTTTGTACCTGCTGAAGATATAGATGTATTCCATAATTCACATGGTGCAAATGGAGACATTGCATCGTCTCCTGCTTCATTACCAAACTCGGGTAATGAATGGATGTTCTTAACTTTTAATTTATTCCCTAATCTAATAGGTGTATTTGCATTATCTAAAGAAACTGTAGTTCTTGCTTTTGAGAAAGGTATTGTTGTAGTTCCAACTTTATCAATCTCATAACCTTTAACATATGCTTTGCCTGGCGATACTTGCATTACAAATTGACTCTCATCTCCACCTTGGGCAGATGCATAGAAACCTCTATTAGTACTATCGTCTAAATGTTCTCTTAAACTATGTGTAAATTGGTTTACAACAAAATCACCATTTGCATCAAATGTTCGTCTAGCAAGTGTGTTCTCTATTTCATTGTATATTGGTCTATTGACTTCTAATTCAATAATACCATTATTAACTCTCATTGTTTCAACAAAGTCTGAGTCATCAGTAGTAGTAAGTGCATACTTACTTAATGTTAATGCAATTGATAATCTATCAGCACCTGGCGCATTTTCATTAGTAGTTCCTGTTGCATTATCATTCAATGAAGAATCTGTTGCTGAATCAACTGAAGATTCAACAATAGTTAATCCAACTCTATACGAAGGTGTTCCACTATACTTTTCTAGTATTAACTCTTGTGCAGGAACCTTAATAAAGAATCCTCTTATGAAGATAACACCTTCTGATATATTTGCAATAGATGCTAATCCGTTAACACTATTGATTGTTGTTTCTGTTCCAACCGTGAACTCATTATAGTTAGTTGTATTAAGTGAAACAACACCATCTTCATCTACGGTCACTTCTTGCAACTCTTCTGCAGAACTGAATGTAAATGAGTTTGATGTATCTGTTCCTTGTGATTGGTATTTAACAAATAGTGTTAAAGAATCATCTGTAGTTTCTGCAGATGAAGTTATAACCTTTGCAACAACTCCTGTTGTTTTACCTTTAAGAAATTTTCCATGGAATGATTGTCTGTAAGTTTCTACATTTGTATCACCTAGTGCATTTGGGTTTGCAGAATTGACTTTAACATAGTATAGTTCCATGTTAACATCAGTCTGAGCTCCTTGAACAATAGAACCCTCTTTAAACATATGACCACCAAATCTTTCAATCTGATTTTGTAGTATAGATTGTGATTGGATTAATTCTCTAGATTGTAGAGCCCTACCTGCACGATATAATACTTTGTGAAAATTTTTATCTTCACTATAATCATCGTAATATGGGGATACATTTAAATCAGTTTTTTCAGCCATAGTTTCCTAACTTGTTTATAATATTGAATGTAGAGGGGATGACCCCTCATGATTACATTTCAATAATTAATTTAATATCTTCTATTTGGTCTGCAGCTCTTGTCACTGCACCTCTATTCTCAACATACATCACTTGACCTGAGTATTTTTCAACTTCAGGGAATGAAGAATCAACTGCTGAGATAGTTCCTATTGTGGTATTACCAACATATACAGTATTTGAATCAACAAAGTTTTCATATCCACCCTCACTATTTGCTTGAGGAATATGAGATACGACATTACCAGTAATTGAGATAACTCTTGATACTGCAACTCCAGTTCCGTCTGAGTTTGCATTTAAAATAATGTCATCAACACTAAGACCACTAACACTTGAAAGTGTCATTTTGTGATATGCAGCCAATGTTGGAGATGTTGATACAGTTGTTGTACCAGCATTGAATGGGTCTTGTAAAAGTCCTATCCTTCTGAAATCATTATCTGTTGGGAAATCACCTGAACCTTCACCAAACTCTAATCTAGAGTTAACGATTACATAGTTTCCACCAAGCTCTTGGATTGGGTCTGCACCATGTCCGATTAATGGTGATATAATAGGTTTTGCAACTCCACCACTACCTGAACCAATTCCTGTTATATTTGCAATATCAATTGATGCACGTTTGTATCCAGTTCCTGCAGCAGTTACGTTTACATATGAAATTGCACCCGAAGATACAACCACTGTACATACACCACTTGAACCATCTCCGTCTATTGCAACTGAAGTATATGTTCCATCTGTATAACCTGAACCACCTGCTGTCACTACTACATGGTGAACTCCTCCGTCCACTGCAGAGTTCTCAACATCCCATTGTGATGTTCCGTCATCAGAAGCAGCAGTTCCTAATGCACCCGAAGTACCATCAATTTCTGTTTGAGCACCAATTGTTTTAACTGGTATAAAGTCGTTTGTTACAAATTTGATTGTCTCTGAAGCAGAAACAGTATACATATATTTCCAAATATAACCACGTCCTGTAGCTGCATCTGTGTCTGAAGTCTCTACCAATGAAGTTGCAGAAGTTCCAGTAGGTTGAACTGTTGAGTTAACAACAACACCTGCAGAATTTCTTCCAGTTCTGATACACTTATATACATGATACTCGTCTGTTATTACATAAAATCTTGAATCGTAAAGATTGTTTGATGATGTTGCAGGAGAAGTATTACTCGCACTATAGTCATGTGCATACTCATCATAACTAGTATTTCCTGTTGTATCATAGTCATATCTTGTTAACCCGTGAGATACATCTGAAGAACCAACTTTCTTCAATGCTAACATATCAGAATATGCATCTATCTCTTCTCCAACTGCATTTGCAGGTGAAGGTGGGGATGTGTCATCTGCCCATGGGTATGGACGACCTATGAATATATATGATGAAGAGGCACTCTCTCCAAAATCTTCTTTGAATTGTTTAGCATTATGTATTCTAAACTTTTCGGTAATAATTGCTGCCATTTTAATCTCCTACGATTATTTGTAATACTATTTATAACACTATGCAGACTTTATATATGCACTAAATGTTATATTTGTTCTTTTTCTTTCATGAGAGTCAAACTCATTCATGAAATGATTTGGGAAATAGGTTTCTAAGTCTGAAATTCGTAGTCCTTCGGGATTTGATTCTTCACTTAGCATATTTCCAGTTCCATCTTCTAATAATAAGTCATCTCCATCAGTCTCATCTTTAAGATAATATGATATGTCATAGACTTGTTGTCCAGTAATTGTATTTAGGGTTCTATAAGTTGAACCGAAAGGTACAAAAGATGAGATACCACCTTCTGATAATCCTTCCTGCATAAATGCAGTTGAATCTTCACCTATAATTCTATCTCCATCTTCAAAGTAGATGCCACCATCAATTTGTGTGTTTCTTTCTGAAACAAAATAACCTACATGGTGAACAGGAACACTTGCATCTTCTAAATTAATTATATCCACTCCGTCTTCTGTAATGATTCTCTCACCTTCAGTTCCTTGGAAGTAAACATTTTCAGTTAATCTAGGTTCAAACTTCAAATAGTTTGGGCCATCTTCCAATTCTATTAACGAACCATCTTCCATAAGAAGTGTTTCTTCTCCTGCTTCCCATAATTGAATTATCTTACCTTTATCTGCGGGTCTTCTTTCCGTACTTCTAACTAGATAACCATTATCTGAAGAGTCTAATGAAAGAACTGTAGGGATTCCATCATGTGAGTGTAGACCAACTTGTGTTGTTCCAAGTGCATGAGATTGGATAATATTAATATTGATATGTCTGTTTCTATGTGATGAATCACCATACTCTGTTCTTGGTTCTGTAATTGACCCACCTGTTCTTGGGTCTGTTCCTATACTTGGAATACCTGCATCTTTGAGTTCTGCAATTGTGACTGGGTCTATTTCAGAAGATAGTGTATAAATCTCTATTTCTCTCATAGAGTTTGTGAATGGAGTTGGGACACCTAATACAGCATTAGTCGGAATAATAACTGTTGGTCTAAATCTAACTTGGTCTTCTACAGTTGTATCAATTGTATTTTTGATTGCAACCTCACCAAAGAAGATGTGTCCTGCAGGGTGAAGTAAATCTTTAACAATACCTCTCCACTTGTTAATTGATTCACCAACCTTGACGACATATGAATGGGTCTGATAGAATTTACCATCTTGAACTCTTGATGCACTTGCATCAATTGTACCATAATCTCCAACCATCTGTTCTTCGATTATACCCTCACCATTAAATAATCCTTGTCCATCAAACTTATTACTCTTCAATACTTTGAATGAATCATTGGCATTATACGTGACAACTTCGTTTTCAAAGAAATCACCAACTAAAGATGTGTATGTTAAGATGTGTCTATCAATATCATATGAAACAACTTTTGCTGTAGACCCTGATAGAACTCCTGTTAATGTTAAATCTCGTGTAAGTGTTGCACTAGGTGTAGTAATAACCATCGGATGATGTGATGTTGTTGATACAACTCCATTTGCATCAAACATATTACCTTGGTCTTGTATATTGATAGAAGAAACACCACCAATAGTATCTGAGAATGCATACATTACTGCACCCGAACCACTTGTGATATTTACTTGTGTATTGTTTCTTTCTGTCTCTGAACTTCCACCTGTAATTAATTCTAAGTTTTGGAATGCACCAGTATCCGTTGGTAGTCTTTTAACTACTAGTCTTTTATTCTTTGTATCAATACTAGAAATAATACCAGTAGCACCTGAATTTCCACCAGTCACACTCTCTCCAACTAAGAATCCTGATAGGTCATCAAAGTAAATGTATCCGCCTGGAAAAACTTTAGGTATTGAAGTGTATTGACCACCTGAAGTGATTTTAATACTCTTAATTTCACCTGTTGCAGTTTCATGGTTGATAATACTGCCATCTTCATACACTATGTTATTGAACTCGGTGTATATGTTTAGTACTTGACCTGCATTTAGGCCAGACACTAAAGTCACTCTATCGTTTTTAGATGTGAACTCTGTAGTTCTAGTCATCTCTAACCCATCTACAAACACTTGTATTGCACTGTCATTGAAGAATACTAAATCTCCTTTATCGTCAACTGCACCTGGCCCTCCAAATACTGTTTGACCTGAAGTTGCAGTAAATTCCCATTCGGTGACTGTTGGTTTGTTTTGGTCTTTAGTTCCTTGTTCAAGTAGAATAGTATCATTGATTGAACCTATGATTGCTTCTCCACCAAAACCTTGACCACCTTCAAAGACTATTAAATCTCCTGCAGAATAATTATCACCTGAAGTTTCAATCAGGATTTCTGTAACTCCACCCTCATGTAAACCATTAACAACTGATAGACATTCTGTAGTATCTGTATCTGCTTTACCACCAACAATGTTTATCTTATCGTTTAGTGTATATAATGAACCAAAAGGTTTTAGTTTTGTTTCATATAATAATCCATATCCATCTTCTAATAGAATATCTCCATCATCATTATGTGCAACATAAGTAGAAGACCCAACTGTAATATCAGATATGATACCATTGACTGTTGCAGTAAGTGCTGTTATTCCATCTCTGTCTAGAATAGTGACACTAGAACCTTTAGTAAATTCTCCTACATGATTGTTCATTATTTCTAATGAGAATAATCCTGTCTGTGAATTATCAGTATACACATTTTCAATAATTGCTTGTGCAACAATGGTTTTACCATCAAGTGCATATTGTGTTATCTTATCGTTTGCTTCAGGAATACCTGAAGTCATTGTTAATCTCATTCTTCTTTGTTGAGAATAACCTGACTCACTTACATGAATCGTCTCATTGATTGGGTATCTTATTTCAGCGTCTTGTGCATACAAGAGTCTCATTAAGAATTGTAATGACTCTCCAGTACCTTTCTTCTTATAAAGGTCTGTGATGTTTTTAATTGTTAAACGACTATTCTGCAAAGTTGCAAGGTCAATCGATGGCATAAAGTCTTTTTGGAAATACTGTAAAAACTCTTCTGTTGTTTCATCAATATCTGAATAGTCTAATAATCTATTGTTTGCAAGTATAGAGTTCTCTTTATAAGAACCAACTGTTCCTGTTTGATTGGAATCTCTTCCAGTGACTGTTTCTCCTTTTGAGAAACCATTTCCTGAAACTGATTTTAGATAAATTACATTACCGTTAATAACTTCTATCTTTGCAACTGATTTACTTTTTGAGCCAACAACATACTCCCCAATACTAAAGGGGTCTGCATTTGCATTTACATTTGTTGCAGTCTGTTCAAAAAGAATTTTTGAGTTGTCTTTATCGGGAGATGGTGAGACGGTGGCAGATTCTAAAAAAATAGAACCTGTACCGTCTTCGTTTGCGATACCATCTAAATCGCCCTGTGTTGTTAAGGTTAATACTTCTGCTTCTAAGAACTCAAAATATGCTTTAAGGAATGCTTCAAATGCAGGTGCTTCTGACTTCAAGTACTCGGGAAGTAATGAAGGAAGTCTGTATGAGAGTCTCTCCTTTAAAGTATGATTCTTAGACACTAGTAATTATCCTTATGTTATTGCAGGTCTTGATGCTGTTAATCCTGAATCAGCAATTACAAACCATGCTGTTCCTGACCAAAAACAAATAACTGCTTCACCAAGAGTTGAAAGAACGATTTGGTTTGAACCAGTCGCACTTGAACCCCATGAAGTCACAGTTATATTTGCAACGTATGTTGATGCAGGTTCAGTTGAAGCATAAATTACTTTTAACTGACCAACGTCTGTTCCGTCATCTAATGTGAAAGCAACATCTGCTGATGCACTTGAAAGGTCGATTGCAGTTGCAAAAGAACTTGCAAGATTACTTGCAGTTGCAGTCAATGTTGTGATATCGTCAACTGCTAAGTGAGTTGGGATGTTTTCAAACATTTGACCGATAGTCATTTTCTTGTTGACGGGTGTTCCGCCTGGGTTGTCTACAATATGTAGAAGGTCATCTGCACCGATATCAGAATCTGATACTTGTGTTAATGCACTTATTTTTTTATCTGCCATTTTAGTTTACTCCTATAAAAACCAAGTTAATGGGATGCTACTCTAAGCATGGAACCTACCATCTTAGACCACGTTATACATAAATTAATATGTTGATGTAGATGTTGAAGAATATCCAACACCTGCACTACTTTCACCACTTGCGATGGTGTCTACTTCTGCCTTAACCGAGATATCAGAACTAGAGATATCAATTAAGATTCCTCTTGTCGCAACAACATCGTTACTGCTCGGTATTAAGGTGAAATCAATCGTACTATCTACATTAACTGTTGAGGTTATGTTGATGGCATTGATTGATATAACTCCTGTTGAATAATTTACTGTACCAGCAAAATTATCCGTATAAATTCTTGTTGCACCTGATAGGTAGAATCTTCTCAAGTTTCCTGACCCATCATCATCAAAGTACTGAATGTTAGATGTATCACCTTGGACATAAAATCCAGTTGATGAAGTTATCCCTCCATTTTCTTTGTTGTATCCAGTTGTTGGATTGTATAATCCATTACCAGTTGTTAATGAGTATCCTATTAGTTGTTCTGTCTTTGTTGCTAAACTCTTTTTCAATCTTATGTTTGTTGTGTTAGAAAGGATAGAACTTTCTGCATCATCAATTGCTTTGATTAGATTTGAATGTCTAAATATGGAATCAAAGTTAGTTAAGTTGTCTCTATCAAAGTTATTTATTGTCAACTCTACTAACGATTTTAACTCTCCTTCTGAGAGAGTTGTTGCTCTTGCATTGTATTTGAATGTTGTTGAGATAAGAACCTTAACAATTTCTGCATCCACAATTTCAGGTCTCACTGTTAACATATTGAGAGAATTTAATTTCCCTTTGATTGCAGTCTTCTCTGTATCTGATAAGTAATCAGAGTTTAATGGTTTGATTGCAAGAAATACCTTACCATATTCGGGTGGATTGTTGTCTTCACCACCCCATACTGCAACTGCATCTGCATTCGGGTAATACTCACTGACCTTTGCTTTGTAGTCATTCAGTGTTACCAGTCTGTTTTGTGAAGTATAAAACTTAGATGCTTTGAATTTGATTGACTCTACACTTTCTTTCTCTGCACCACCAGTTGCAATCTGAGTAGCCGTGATAGTAGAATCAGTGTATCCATTAATAGCACTTTCTAATGTAAAGATTTTTGCACCATCACAATGAATATCATCAACTATAATATAAGTAACAGTGATAAGGTCTCCATCTAATAGTTGCTTACCTAATACTCCATCACCGAAATAGATTTCAACAAATCCATCTTCGTTCTCTTGTGCGTAATACACCTTAGAAGTTGTTGTGATATTTGATACATCTGTTGAAAGTGTATATGTATCTGAAACTCCAGCAGAGTTAACAGATATACTAATTCTTGTTCTATCTACCCTTTCGTTAGAAAGTACAAATTTTGGATTTGGAACTTGTCCATCAAATACAAATTGGTCTGTTGAATATGTTCCCTGTACAATCGGAACACTAGAGTAAGTGTATGTTGTTCCATTTTGAGTTGGGTTTATTGTTGAAGGAACCACAAACTCATATGTCAATCCATCAAACACGGTTGAGAGTCTAGTTCCTCTTGTCATTGCCATTTCACTAATTGTCGGGTAAGTTCCATCTGCATTTCTAACATTTTTAAGAGAGATATCTATAATTGCACTCGATGCCTTTTCAGATGCAGGAACAAAACCTAAATCTTTTGCACGAGATACTACATTCTTTCTGATTTGTGCAGAGTCTAAGAATAACTCTGAACCTGCAATATTTGTATTTACTGCACCGATATGTGAAGAATATGCAAGAAGGTCTATCAATACTGACATGGTTGAACCTTCAAAGTCATAATCCTTTAATTGGTCTTGTCCTTGTAGGTATGATTTAAGATTTTCTGCTATATTATCAAAATCTAAATCGGTGACGTTTATTTGTGAACTCTTAATTGCCATTATCTTGCCCTTGTTATTGTAAACTCTACATCTTGTTGTCTTCTTGTGTTTTTAATAGTATAGAAAATCTGTACATTGATTTCATTAGAATCATTATTAGAAATAATAGTAGACACTGCATCTACTCTAGGTTCAAAGTTCTTTATAGTATCTGCAATTCTTTCTTGTACCTTTCTAATTTTTCTGTCTGTATTCAATTCAAATAGTAAATCTCTAAGTGAACCACCAAACCCTGGCTTGAATGGTCTCTCATAGTGATTGGTCAATACAATATTTTTAACCGACCTCTTAACTGCTTCGACATCACTTCTAGTTGTAACATCTCCAGTTATTGGATGTGCTTTGAAAAGTAAATCCAAGTCCCTATAATTGTTTTTGGTTGCAACTACTTTTGCATTGTTTACTACATCTATTGCCATAATACTATTTATACACTCTTAGGAACTGTTATGTCGATTGATTGAGGAAAACCTATAAGTTTTAACAAATCACAAAATGTTAAATTAATAAAATCAAATATCTTACCAAGTCCTATTGCTTTAAAGAACTTTTCTACAATTTCTGTCCACTCCAAGAGCAGTTTCTTCTTCCAGTTGATTTTAAAATCTCTAAAGTCTGAAATCATTTCGTTAATCTTATCATCTAAAGACTGAACACTTAACTCAATGTCTCCACCTGTAATATCAGATAGACTAAACCCTGCTATAGATAGACCTTCAAGTTTCTTTTTGATATACTCTCTATATTCTTTAGTCCCCTTACCATACTTTGCTTCTGCTTGAGTCTTCCATTCTTGTATTTTTGCACCTAAATCAAACTCAAATATGTCGGGTATACTTGGAAGACCTAATGCATCCCATATCTCTTTGAATTTCTTTATGAGTTTCTCTCCTAACTTGAATAAAGAGTTAGACACCCAATCCATGATTTCACTTTTCAGATACTTCCATGTAACTTTTGCTTTCCACTCATCACACTCTATACCAAAGTCTCCATCAAAACATTTATACTCATCAGGAATGAGTGCATAGAACTTATCTATCTCAGCATTAATTTGGTCTTTAATATCTTTTTGTTCTTCTTTGGTTAAGATTTTAAGTACATCTATTTCTATTCCTAAAATATTAACCTCAAAAGATACTGGAATTATATCACCTATCAGTTCCATAATCTTCACTGGAACATAGATGTGAAACTCCTGTAGCATTTCTTCTACAGCTTCTCTTGCTTCTTTGCCCCAATTACGAACTGTTCCTTTCTCCCAATAAGGTGATGATATGTCTGCAAGTTTATCCATGAAGTCTTCTACATCTTTGATAACTTTTTCTATATCCTTTCTTGCATCTTCTTCTATTTCGTCTGCATGTGTCACAAGATATACTTTTAGTTGACTGGGTATGTCTCCAATCTTTGCAATACTATTTGTTAAGTCTGCCTTAGTTGGTAGATTAATAACTGTACCATCGGGACATGGAAATGTATTTGGTATTGTAGGTAAGGTTGTTGCCATTATGAGTTCAACTTAATAACTGTACCATCTAAACTTATTTGTGGTGCAACGACTGATAGGTTTCCTGTAGATTCTATTGCAGTTGTTTTTGCAACAGTAATCTTTGCATCTCCACCAACATCAAATGTTGCATCTCCAAGTACCTTAACATTTACTTTGCCACCAACATATACTTCGTCATCTTTACACACTACAGTGTAATTATCATTTACAACTCTAGTTACCTGACTTCCATCAGGATGAATTTCATGGAATGTGCCTGAACGATGTTCTACTGCAATTCTTTCTGCATCTAGTGTATCATCAATCTCCAACACATGACCTGATTCAGATTCTAAAACTTTGTTGTAAGGATAAACTGGTTTTGCCTTTGATGGAATACCGTTTGCACTACTAGTGTCTCTTGAAGTGTAATCACCCTCACCTCTTGCAAACTTAGATAGGTCTGACTCTTCTACATACAATGGGTATTTTGGAAGTTCGGTGACTGTTGGATTTGTAATTTCAGAACCTGTTCCATCATATTTGATTTCAAGTTTTTCGGGTTTAGTTGGTGCAGTGTCTAGTGCAGTAGTTAATCCAAATCCTCTTTGTGGTGAATGGTCGGGATTTGTTCCATCAGGTTGTCCCTCATAATCTTTAACTGTTAATGCTCTTGGGTCATTAAACCCTTCAGATATTTTTCTAGATACTAGTACCTTATCAACTCCCTCTTTATAACCTGCTTGTGGAATACCTGCAGCAGTCCCTATAATAACTGGTTGTTGACATGCATCACCATCTCTAAAGAACCCAAATACTGTAGAACCTTCCACAAGTCCGTGTTGTGTTCCAAACCCCGATAACCCTGCAGAGGTAGTCGGTAATAACACTTGGGCCCATGGAAGGTCAGGTGTAGAAATCTTTGCTTTGTTTGCAGTATGGATACCATGACAACGAACTCTGACTCTACCCACCTTCAATGGGTCTTGTCTATCTTCAACTATACCATAAAATGTTTTCATTATGTCTCCTGTGGAACTGCTTTGGTTTGAACTGCAGTTCTAATGTCCTTTGCATAACTCTCTTTAACACATTCTAAATTACAAACTCCTCTAAACTTAATTGGGTCTGCATCTATAGTTAACTTTACAATTAAATATCTGTTATCATTAACCACATCTTTAACTACTGCACCATCATGTTGTGATTCAGATTCAGGTATGTTTAACCTTATAATTTGACCAACTGTCAAATCTGTTCGTAATGGTATTGTGACCACAATACGATTCTGTTCTAGTGTTTCTAGTAATCCAATTCTCTCTAACGGTGCGTTATCTTTAATAACATTGCCTATGAATGCACCATCTTCTTCTATACTTTCAGAATTGTCAAAATCATGATTAGAAGTGTATCCAGTTAATACAAGACTTTCAAATGCTTTATTGGGTGCAAGGTCAACGGTGAAATCTTTAGAAGCAGGTGGTACATGATTATCAGTAATGACATCTGCAGTTCTTACAATTTCTTCATATGGATTAGAATCATTATCTGTTCTAATCATAGGAAACCCTGAAATGTGTTCTCCTCTTTTAAATGTTTCATCAATATCATAGACTATATCAGATTCTAATTTTCTTATAGGGTCATATACTCTCATAGAAGATGCATAAGCACCTGCACCACTTCCTTTAAGTGTATCAAACTGTTGTGGTTTTTCTACATGTAAAATTTGTGTATTCAATCCATCAAAATCATTAATATCCTTTTCTTTAGTAGATAAATCTGAATTTCTTGGTTGATAAGAAAAGACTAAAGGAAACTCCATTTTTAACATAGTGTCCATACTTGAAAATCTAAATCCACCATTCAATGTTTGAAAGAAGAACATACCATTCTTCCAAGAAGATGAAGTGTTTCCAGTGTCTGCTTCTTGAACAATGTAATTTATTAATCGTCTTGCTGACCAGTTAGGTGAAACAAATTGCAACTTTTCAGGTGAAGTATCTTCCCATGCATCTATTTCATTTGGTTTAATGTTAACACCTTTGGGGTCTTGACAAATCTTATACAACATATCAGTATAAGAACCTCTTAGTACTTCATTCACTTTTGTTGTCAATGCTGAAAACATTCTTGGGTCACAAAAGTTTAACATATATGTTTGAGTTTGATTCAAAGGTTTTTGTATATTGATTGCTTTATAGATTCTAAATGTCTTTTCTATGGAAAACTCTTTTGCAGAAGTCTCTTTAACACCTTCTTTCTGTTTCATACGAATTGTCAAACTTTCTTGGCCAGTAAACTTAAAGTTCTTTAAGACATTAAGACCATCAAATAATGACATATCTCCAGTAACAAATTTACTAAAAATAGATTCATACAATCTTATTCCTGCTACTACATCTGCACTAAAATCAATTGTGTCTTTTTCTGCATTTATGATTGTACAAGATTCTAGTACAAATTCACCTGACTTAAAATTACTCATCTGACATTACACGTTCAAATTCTGAAACAACTCTTCTAATTCTTGAAGGTTGTATAACCTTTATTGTTCTCTTTGATTCGTTTAATGCCCATTCCTCATCATAATGTGACACTTCTGTCCAACCAGTTCCACCAAAGTTTCTTCTAATACCATCTGCATTTTCAAAGTAAGATACATCATCTTTATGATACACTGTAGATTGAACTGTAAACGACTTACCACTTGTTGAACCTGTAATTATATCTCCAGCAGAAAACTCACCACTTACAATAATCCTTTTTAGTGAACCATCTACTATAAGTATATTACCAATCTTTCCTGTACTTGATGTAATTTTTTCTCCAACAAGAAACTTAGATGTTGATGATATAATATCTGAAGTGTTTAATGCAACAAGACTTTGTCCTTGAAACTTCTCTTCTATATAAAGATTAAAGGTTTCAGAATCCATATGCCAATCATAATAGTTTTCACTACCATTAACTAAAAAGAATGTCCAATGTAAATCACTATCTCCATACAACTTTGCAGCAACAACATCAGGTCTTTCACCATCTACTAATTCATAAGTATTGTATTCAATGAAGTTGTTAACTGCTTCTTGTTGAATCGAACTCTTACGAAAGAAGTCCTTAATGGTTATAACCTTTCCTGTATTTAAAGTGTATTGTATTTCAGGAAAATTTGTAAAAAATTGATTTGCCATTATCCACCCCCTCCATCTTCTCTATTTGGATTTCCTTTTCTATTTCTTCCAGTTGCAGTTGAAATTTGAGTTAAGTCCATTCCACTATTCCTTAAGTTGTTTGTATTGGTTGCATCATCCCGTAAACTTGGCATACCTGTAATACTCTTATCTCCTAGTGGAGAAATTTGTTGATAATTTTCTTGTGAAAGAATTTTTATTTCTACAAACTCGAGAGACATCTTTGTTGATACTGGTTGTCCACCAGTGAATGTTGCAAACTTCTGTCCATTGAAATGGTCTACATCACACTTAGTACATACCATAGGTAAAAATCCGTCAAGTACATCTCTAACTGGGCCTTCAAACTCTACATCAAAAACATTTGGAAAATTAAAATAGTTTTCTGCGTCTCCATCTTCTTCAGAACCAAAAGTATCAGGAAGCATTGCAGTTCTAAATGAGTAAATTATTTTGTTAATCTCATTTGCTTCATCTACACTCTTTGGCCAGAACTCATAGTCAAAACTAAAACTTCTAAATCCTATTCCTTCTAACATCTGTTCCTGCATAGGATTTGATGCTTTACCATCATTGATGTTTCCTACATTAGCAGTAAGTTTATTACCAAATGCAGCTGCTGATTTTTTTGCTAGTGCAACTATTTGGTCTCCCATTTCATTGAACGTAGCACCAATACCTTCTTCTTCTCTGATATCTTGTATTCCTCTTGCAAATAGTCCTACATCTTTAGATGTATAGTTGACATTTGCTGTTGATGATAACCCATCAGGAATATACAACATAATTTCAACACCTGTATCTCCAAAGACATTAGCTGCATTCTGTCCTTCTCGTTTTCTTCTTAAACGAGTTTGGAAAGTTATATAATTATCTAAATCTTCTTCTAGTGGATATCTCAATTCTTCATATCCTTCAGGTGGTGGAAACTTACCATATAATTTACACTTGTTATTAGCAACAGATTGTTCTAATGTAGTTCGTCTTTTTTCTAAACTTCTTTTTGCTTCTTCGGCTTGTTCTCCAAGTTTATCTAATGCAGAGGTAAAGTTTTTACTGCTGAACTTACTTGCAATACCTTTGAAGGAATTAATTGCAGACTTTGCCTTATTGATTTTTGAAATTAGTTTGTCGATAGATGCCATTGAGAATCTCTATAAATAGTATTAAATTAATTATGTACACTTCTATTTATGCAACATAAGGGTAGGTTCAAACCGAAGAACTACAAAAAGTACAAAGGAGATTCTACAAAAATCTTTTACAGGTCGTCATGGGAAAGAAACTTTATGATATATTGTGATAAGTCTCCAGCAATCTTAGAATGGAGTAGTGAAGAATATGTGATTCCATACGTATCACCACTCGATAAAAGAGTACATAGATACTTTCCTGATTTTTATATCAGGTATAAAAGTGCAACGGGAAAGATTATGAGAGAGATAATCGAAGTCAAACCCAAAAGACAAACAATGCCACCCAAACCCCAACAAAGAAAAACTAAGAAGTATCTAAATGAGATTACCACTTATGCAGTCAATGAAGCAAAGTTCAAAGCAGCAGAACAATATTGCAAAGATAGAAAGTATAAATTTCGTATATTAACTGAAGACGATTTAACCTAAAGACATAAATAGAAGTATGGGACTTTTTACGGACATACTATCACTAAAACCTGATGAGATAGATTCCAATAGTGCCGAGGGTATAGAGTGGTTTAAAACTGCAATCAAAAACATAAGTAGGTCTAAGTTTAAAAACTTAAATGAGATTACAAGTGAAACTACTCCTCAAAGTCCAAAGGATGATATCATAGGACATATGTTTATGATGTTTTATGATGCAAAGTACAAAGATGTTCTACCGTATTACGATAGATTTCCTTTAGTAATTCCGATGGACTTTACAAATAATGGGTTTATAGGATTGAACTTACATTACATTGCTCCTCAACCTAGAGCCGTGTTATTGCAAGAACTCTATAACTTGATTAGTGATAACGAGTTAGACGAAGAAACAAAATTTAACCTATCTTACGGATTGATAAAGAAAGTAAGTAGGTTAAGGTATGGGGTGCCTTGTGTAAAAAGATACCTAACAACCCATATTGAAGGAAGGATGGAAAGAGTCAAACCAATACATTGGAGTTTGGTTTCACAAATACCAAGTGCAAGGTTCGGAAAGAGTACGAATATATTAACAGTTTATAAAGACAGTAGGAAACAATTTTAATGGGAACAATAGACGAATTTAAATATAACTTTGACCAAGGTGCAAGAGCAAATAGGTTTTCAGTTAATATAAACTGTCCTAATTTAGGATTTGCTTTAGATGGAATAAGAGTAGAGTCTTGTACATTGCCAGGCAGAACAGTTAATACTAATGCATGGTCTGAATATGGGATTAAAAGAAATCTTCCTACAGGTGAAATAGTAGAAGGAGAAGGTACTGTTGAGATGACATTTCTCTGTGATTCCTCATTTGAAGACCGATTCATATTAGAAGCATGGAATGGAACCATTTACAGTAATGCAGGAATACGAGAAATAGGAACACCTGAACATCCAATCATGACTTACTACAAAGAGTTTATTGGAGAGGTGTCTATCAATCAATTAAGACACGATGATAAAGTTGCACTGGAATATACACTTAGAGAGGCATATCCAGTTGCATTTGCAGAACAAACACTTGGAAATACCGAAGAGGGTTTGATGAAATTTACAGTCACCTTTGCATACAGAAACTGGGTATCAGATTATAAACCTGCACCTAAACTGTCTGCACTAAATAAAGGTAGAAGAGCCTTACGTGCATATTCAGAAGCATTAGGGACATTAGGTAGATACAATAAAACTGCTCAGAAGTTTGCAGATAGATTGAGTCGTACCGAAGGAAGGATATCAAGATTACAAAATATTCTTGGTGGAAATGGTTAAATATAATATGGAGTAGATTATGGGATTACCAATCCAATCAACACCCACCTATAAGTGTGTGTTACCAAATAGCGGAAAGGAAGTTGAATACAGACCTTTCCTAGTAAAAGAACAGAAGATACTTACAATTGCAAGAGAGAGTGAAGACCAAAAAATAATTTTTGATGCAATTAAAAGACTTATTGAAAGTGTGACGGATAACAAGGTTTCGGTGGACGAACTTGCTATGATTGATTTAGAATACTTATTTCTAAAAATCCGTACAGTTTCAGTAGGAGAATCTTCTACAGTTAAAGTAGAGTGTGATGACAACAAATGTAATGGAACTGTCACACTAAGTGTCAATCTAGAAGAGATTGATGTTGTAGGTGGAAACACTGAAAACAAAATCATGATAACTGATACAGTTGGTGTAATGTTAAAGTCACCTACTGTTAAGAGTATGAGTGATATAGAAAATGCTGAAGACAATGTTGTAGAAATTTTAAAGTCTTGCATTGAATCAATCTTTGATGAAGAGAATGTTTACGAAGCAAGTGAAACATCTTCTTCTGACTTAAATGATTTTGTAGAAAGTTTGACATTCGGTCAATTAGCTCTAGTGAGTGATTGGTTCGAAGACTTACCTAAACTATCAAAAGATGTTAGTGGAACATGTGGAGTTTGTAATAAAGAAGTATCAAAAAGACTAGAGGGTTTACAAAGTTTTTTTTAATATCTCTTTCTCATGAGTCGGTGTATAATTATTTTAACACCAACTTTCAGTTAATGCAACACCACAAGTATTCATTAACAGAACTAGAACACATGATACCTTGGGAAAGAGAGATATATGTTAAACTCCTTCTTAACTGGTTAGAAGAAGAAAAGGAAAGACAGAAAAGACAAAAATCTTAGTTATGCATAAAGTGATTTTTTAATTTATATTAGAGGATAACAAAATGGCAGACGAAAAAGATTACAAAGACCAGTCCAGTAATGAGGTCGAAATTGATTTAGATAAGTATATGGCACTTATCGAGAAACTTGATGAACAAGAAGATGTCATCAAAGAGATGAAAGAAGATGCTATCAAAGCAAAACGTGGTCTCGAACCACCTAAACGAAAGTTTATGGATTTGTTTTTAGATGACAATGACTTGAATGAAAAGGCAATCATTGGATTTATTTCTTTCTTCCTAATGGTAGTGTTTGGTATGACTGACTTAGTCACTGCACTAGTGTGGGATATGGACTTAAAGGTATCAGAAACAATCTACACATCATTTGTTGTAGTGACACTTGGTGCATTCGGTATATCAGAAGCGGGAAAAGCATTCGGTAAATAGGAAACATAAATGGCAGATTCAAAAACAGAATTAGCAAATTTAACTAAAAATCTAGGTAAGGCAAATAGAGCTATAGTTGAAAATTCAGAAAAATTGGGAACAGAAGCCCAAAAGACGATTGCAAAACAAATTGGAGAGCAGAAAAAAGATTTCTCTTCATTCCTCGCAAGTCGAAAACTCCAAAAAGCAATTCGTAATACAGACACCACTGCACTTGAACAAGCCAAGAAAAACTTGGACATGACTAAGTTAGCACAAGAATCTGCTGTTGAATCAGATGAAGCATTGATACAGATGAAAGAAGAAGCATCTAAAAATGAGCTAAAACTACAAGATGAAAAGAATATGTCTATGAAAGACCGAATAGAACTAGAGAAGAAACAAAGTACTCTCAAAAATGAAATAGATGATAAAGAAAATGAAATAAGAAATAAGTTTAATACCCAACTTCAGGATAACACCGAAAAGTTTGATAGACTATCAAAAGAATATAATGATACAATAGAGAATGCAGGTAAGAGTGATGGCTTTGATAAATTTGCAGATGGTCTTAAAACACTTACTGGTGGACTGGTCGACATTGCACCAATATTTGATGATGTAATTAAATATGCAAATGCAATTAAAGATGTCTCTACAGGGGTTCTAGAATTTACTGCTAATTTATCAGAAACTTTACGGGGAGTAGAACTTCTATTTGGGCCAGTAATTGCGACTATGCTGCAAGATAAGTTAAAGGGCTTTGTTTTGGGATTTGGAAAAATACTACATACGGTTTTTGTAAAACCATTTTTGTTATTACCTAAGTTCATAGGTACAAAGGTAATCTTACCAATCATAAAAGTAATAGGACATGTAGCATACAGTCTATTCGATATGTTTATGATTATATTTGGAGGACTTGTAAAAGCAGTGACAAAAGTTGCAGTAGGTATTGGAAAAATCTTTATGACAATAGGTACTTTGTTCAAACAGTTTATCCTAATTCCAATAAGAGCTGCAGTTGTTGCTCTTGCAACTGCAATTGCAGGTGCCTTTACAGCAGCAGTTGCTACTATAGGTGCAATACCTCTTGCAATTGCAGCTGTAGTCATAGGACTTATTTTACTTGCATTTATATTTAAAGACTACATAGCAGAAAAGTGGGGTGAGTTTAAACTTAAGTTTACTGAATTTATGGAAGCTTTAAAATTAAAAGCATCGGAAATAAAAACATTCATTTCTGAAAAGTGGACTGAATATGTTATAACCCCTATAGAAAACTTTATGATGAAAATCAAAAATTTACTCTCTTTGGTTTCAGAGAAGATAGAGGGGTTTAAAACTTCAATAGGTATTGTAGATGAAGATACAAGAACTCAACTTGACTCTGCTAGGGAAAGTGGTCTATATGATGAAGACTATGTTGGAAAGTCTGAAATAGACAAATCTAAAATAGGTGATGCAACCACTCAACAATTAGAAGCAATTGTTAAAGATAATGATTTAAGAGAAGATGACATGAAACTCGTTCAAGATGAACTTGCAATGAGAAAACAACAAGAGTCGATAGATTCTACTGATATATCACCTATTCCAAACACTACAGGGGAGTTAATAGATTCTACTGATATAACACCTATTCCAAACACTACAGGGGATGAACTTGCAGAAGGAACTGTAGATGTTGCAAATGCAGCCCAACAAATTGTTGCTTCAGTTAATACAGTTCAACAAAATCAAAACAATGTTTCTAATAATACTACTATTGCTCGTAGTAATCCAACTACTGGAAATTCTGACCCTAGTGCAGGAACAGGTAATGGTATGGGTTGGGGTTCCTTTGCAGGACAGGGTGGATATGGTAATTAACAGTCTGGCCCTGTTAGGATATCAAACTTAGTAATCTTTTTTCTATCGTATTTTGTTTTGTCCGAATGGACTTTTGATGCACCATGACTTGGTGTCTCTTTTCTTACTTTAACATTGGGTTTCTTTTTGCCAAAGATTATCTCCCAATTATCTGCATAGGTCTTATCGTTTGAGTTCCTTCTCTTGGAACCCTTTCCTCCGTGCCATTGATTCATTATCTTCTTCTTTGTCTTGTCGGTGCATTTCTTTTGATTGCATCTAATTCCTTTCTTCTCTTTAACTGTTGATTCTTTTGATTTTTGGTATCGTTAGGTTTCTCATGATATTTTCTATCTCTCACCTCTTGGACGATTCCTGCATTATCACATTCCTTTTTGAATCTACGAAGTAGTTGGTCGAACCCTTCTAAGTTTCGATTCTTTGGATTTAGTCTTGGTTTTACACTTGGCATATTATTATATTTGTTATTTAAAAAAGTGTTAAGTCACCCCACGCCTTACAGCATTCCCGTTCTTAACCGATTGACCCGCTTCTATTTGCCGTCAACCTTGCCCTTACTGAGTACCCCCTTCTATTTTCCACGGTCTCAGTGAATGTACCAACTTTATCACTTATTTTCATAATCAAGAATCGGTACACCCCAATCTAATTAACTATTTTCGTTAGCTAGATTTTTAAAGTAATCCATTGCATCATCTTCTTCCTGTGGGGTTGAAGTTTCTGCAGTAGGGACTACTGGTTCGTCTGCAACTGATTCAGTGTTCACGTTAGACCATGGCACTTCTTCCATATCTTGTGATACTGATTCTGCTGTAGATGTAGATGCACTACCGAGAACTCTTTCAAGTTTCTCTTTTAGTTCCTCGTAAGTTTTAAACTCACTTGGTGCAATAACATCTGACAATGAATGTACTTGACTAAACACTTGGTTTAGTTTTGCTTCATCATCAAATAATGGTGCAACGGTATCAAATTCAGATTTGTCGTAGTTCCAATAACCATCAACTTTTCTGATTTTAATTTTAAAGTTTGCACCTTCATCTCTTAAGTCAAAAGGATTGATTGCTTTCTCATCTTCAAATGCAGGTGAGATTGCTTCCTTGAGTGCTTCAAAGATTTTTTTACCGTATCTATATTTAAATACTTTACCTTCGTTGTCGGGATTTTTAGGGTCTGAAACAACATAGACATTTGACACATAATGTAAACGTCTTTTCTGTTTACGTGCAATCTCTTTGTTTGCCTCAATTCCTGTATTCCACAACTGAGTGTTGTATTCAGACACTGGGTCTTGTTTATTAAGAGTCGTTAAAGACTTCTCAATATACCAACCACCTGGCCCTTGGAATCCATGGTCGAAGTATGATACCCAAGGCATCTCTTCTCCATCGGGAGTAGGTAAAAAACGAACCACTGCATAACCATTACCAGTTTTATCCAGTTCGGGTTTCCACATTGTTTCGTCTGTGTAGGATTTTTTTGCACCATCTGTTGGTGAAGCTGTTTCCATTGCAGCTCTTAGTTTATCTAAACTACTTGACATTGTATTCTCCTATTTTATCGTACAATTATATCGCATTTTATATTTCAGATTCTAGACCTTGACCTAGAATCCACCTTTCACTATTCTCATAGTAATAGAGTTCATTATACAGGATTTTGTCCTCTATGTCTAGAGGGTTTTTCCAGTATACTGAACATTTCTCATAGTACTTTAAAAGTGCTATGAACTGACTCCTTTGTGCATTTAACACATTAGAGTCGGTATTGTATTTATGCATATAGTTAGAACTACCTGCATAAATGTTTTCAAAACTATCTGATTCAAGTGCATCAAAACCGATAAGATTAATTCTATCGTATTCATTTTGCATTGCAAAACCTAAAGCAGACATTCCTGTAAATAAATTCTTTAACAATGGGTCATTATATGTTAGTATTGTTTCGGGTCTAATCAATCCTAAGAATTGTGTAGACTCATCGTCTCCCTGTATAATGAAATGAGTGTCGTCTTCCTTAACACTTACATCTACATTATTAAATGTAGGAAGAAACACATCAACCATTTCAATTGGTAGTGGGTCTATATCTGCAAATGCAACCATGTTATTTCTATAGTATTCGGATTCAACTATTTCTTTTTGCACTGGCATGTCAACTGCAAAGACTATATCACACTCTTTAGTGTCACGATAGATTGCATTACAACCCCACACCTCATGTGTGATAGTAGAGACATCTATATCATTTCTACTTGGGCCATTCCCAAGAATAGTCACTTCTGACATAGTTCTAATAATTTGTTTTTGTATTTTGTTTGGTCATAAGATAAGAAGGACTTGTACTTATTAATCTTAATATGCACTTCGGGATACACTACGTGTTCTGTTATGAGTCTCTCCCAATCTTTAGTGAATCCTATTATCTCATCCATGATACACATTGTTTCTAATGAAATTTCCTTTCCCAAAAACCTTTTGAGTAGGATAGGGTGCTGTCCCTTTTTAACTTCCAACACTTGATTGATTGATTTCTTTAAAAGTAAATCAGACACTTCAGTCTCAAACATATATCCTAGTTTTTGATTTCGTTTCTTCCATTCCTTGTAAATCTTATTACACTCTTCATCCAACAAATCTCCTGCCCAACTATCTTTCAGAGATAGATTTGCTATGTAGAAATCTTGTAGCTCTTGTTTGTGGGTTTTGAAAAGTTTACCAAAATGGTATTTGTCTTTTCGTTTGAGGAATGAGTTGATGTCACTCTTTACCTTTCCGTTATACTTTACAAAGTCATAACCCTTAGAATAAAAATGTAATTTTATCCCAAGATAAAGAGTGTATGCATCATATCCCTCACGACTTGTCATTAAGTAATGATTTTCTTTTCTGCTGGTGCTTGGATTAAAGGTTCACCTTTAACTGCACTTGTATGTGCTTCTGCAATCTTCTCACTTGATGGGACTACAAATACATATGTTGAGAATGTCATTGATGGAGGATTCTCTTCTCCTGTCACAGCAACACCCTTAGAAAAACCCATTCCACCATTTGGAGAGTTTACAATCATTTTAGGGTTTGCAATAGTAAGTCCATTGTCACTAGAGACAAACTCTCCGACATATTCTCCACTCATTGCTACTACTGATACTATATCACCTTTCTTCATAATTTTACCTATTTTTCAAAGAACCTATTAATAGTTCCCTTTGTTGACTTACCTCTATTTACCATATTGAGACTAGTTGCTTCTGCTTCTAGTTTCTCTTTTAGAGGTTGAGATATTAACCTCTTTGCAGATTCGGGTTCTAGTTTGTTGTTTTCACAAACTCTAACTATTGCACCCATTACATCTGTTCCTTTCCTAAGTAGAAGTTTCTCCACTTGGTCTGTAAACTCCTTTCTTGATATCATTTACCATATCTCCTTTGTGGTTTCTTCCACCACAATCGGCCCATAGAACATATACTCACAATCAACAGAATCGTATCCGTTATCAAACAAGTATCCTGTTCCTTCGTCTTCAATACTTTCAGTTAGAGAATCTTTATCCTCATCAGTACCTTCAAATTGTAATATCTCTACATCAAATGAACAACCATCCCAGCATTCTTGCATTTCGTTCTCTTCAAAAAATTGTGGTTCAAACCAATCTGTATCTTCTTGCACCATTGCATTTTGCAGTGCTTCAACTTCGTCTTCATCACTTGGTTTAATTAACCATTCACCATTTCTCCACATTGTTTCTGTTCTGATTCTAGTGCCTGATTCATCTGTAAATATTTCTGACTCATAAACACTTTTCTTATTTGCACAAGATATCTCATAAGTCTTTCCGATTTCAATTTGCATTTTAGTCTCCATAATGAAAGTTATCATTCCAATCTCTAACGATACTATAGTATGCATAGTAAGTTGGACTAGTGTCGTGAACACCAAGACCACCTTCTGCATAAGGAGTTGTTAGATATTCGATAAGATGGTCTGCTTTGTCTAACACTTCTTCTGTTATATCTTCCTCACTGTCAATTCCAAGATACTCTAATAGTGTGTCATATGCACTATCGTATGCTTGAGACTCAACCCACTCATCACCTTTAGAGATTATCTTATTCCAATTGAAATCTCCTTCTAAATTAAATTCTTTTACTTCACTCATTTTATACTCCATGTAAATTTGCATAACGCTGTCTTAGTTTATATAACTTATCGACATATTCTCTAGGGTCTGCCTCAAAGACTTGAACCCCTCCACCATCAACAGCAACAACTGCTACTATTGAATTAATAACTTCTCCAGTGAGTTCCTCAACCATGATTGCATATGCAGTCATCTGATGAAACCATGGGTCTGCCATGTACTCTTCTTTATACTTTGCACTTGTCTTAAAATCTATAATACAAAGTTCGTTATCCCAAACACCAACACAATCTACTTGTCCTGCCATCTGCAATGAATCACTCCACATACCTGCTTCAAGTGCAAGTGGAACAATGTCATCTAATACTGGTTGGACTGCATTGAACATTGCTTCGTCTAAGATGTTTTCAAAGACCAATTCTTCTTCTGCTCTAAGGTATTGTTCGAACAGGGAATGCATTTTAGTTCCACGTCTTGCTGCTATGGATGAAATTTTGTTTGCTTCCTCAGCACCTACTCGTTCTCTCCACAACTTGATATGGTCTCTTGTAAGTAGTCCAGTGACTGTAGTGACACTTGGATATCTCTGACCTTCGGGTGTTTCATAAAATCTTTTACCGTCTGCTTGTACACGAGTCATTGACTCTTGTAATCCCTCTAAATCATATAATGATATTTGATTGTCCATACTCTATTCTACTTCTTTCTTGACTGAATGTCTAGATGTTTTTTAACTATTTCTTTTGTCTTAACTTCTTTGACTCCTCTCTGTCTATGTCTATCCATAGGTGAGCCAGGGTTTGCAGATGCAATTTTGTTTAATACCTCTTTAAACCCATCATCAGTCTTAACTCTATCTCCGTGTCCACCTACGGTCACAGGAGCTCCGAGTATTTGTTGTTTAAGATGTGGGTTGTCTTTTTTGAATTGGTCTAACTTAGTGTAAGACATTAAGTGTTCTTCAAGTTCACCTGTCTTGTTGTTTAGAAAATCGTATGTTGGCATTATATACCTTTATCTTGAATATGTTGTTTTACAATCTGTATGACTTTCTTTTCAGAATACCGAAGACCACTGAACATTGATTCAGTTCCGTCTTCCCATTGAACATGATATCTTTTATAACCGAGTGGTCTATCTGAAAAGATTTTGATATCACCATAACTCTCAACTAACATTCTCATACTATACTCATAAATTGTGGGACTGGTCTATCAGTCCATACTGCAAAATCTTTCTTGTAGTTTGCATAGTATTTATGGTATGCAGAGATAGAGTCATTTTGAACTTTGACATCTTCAGGCATACACTGGGGTGGTTCTGAATAAGAACCTAGTGTAATATTGTTTGGTACTTCATTGAGTAAGTCTCTGAGTTTAGTATCAGTCAAGTGTACCTTACCATAACGATAAGTGTATTCGTCACATAGTGCAGTAAACATATCGTATGCATACTGATACTGAATTGCATTCTCACGAACCCAACGTGTAGATGGGTGATTGATGTGTGATGCTTTGTATAAGACAC